CTTGGGAAATCGGGTACGCCTACGCCAAGGGGCTTCCTATTTTTGGTATCCGCACCGACTTTCGACAAGGCGGGGATACGCAGTTTAACCACGTGAACAGTATGATTGAGGGTTGCCTGTACGGTCTTGCCACAGATATTGACGAACTTTTGCTGATGATGTGTGCGGCCTCATGTAGTGGAAAATGAAAATCCCCGCCGGAGCGGGGAGGAGGTGACTATGCCAAGCTACAGAAAAATTTTCCCTTCATATGACTGGGATGAAGATGTATGGCGCGTCAATCAAATTGTTAACCTACCGTTTATTGTTGGTGCCGAGCTTGCAGGGTTTGTCAAAAATGTTCCAAACGAGGAAGTGAGAAAAAGTGACGCAGCCGTTCAGCGTTGGATTGATGAAAATATGGAAGGATGCTCTTGCCTCGTCTTACTTATCGGGGAAAAAACATATTTGAGTAGATGGGTAAAGTACGAATTGGAAAGAGCCACTCAAAAAAGAATGGGGCGTCTTAACGTCTACCTTGAGGGAATGCCTGATAGATATGGAATTCCCTCAAAACGCGGCAAAGATCCTTACGCCCATCATGGAATGTATGTACCCGTAGATACACCTGGGGTGTTCATTGTCAATGAATACTCATGGATTCGTGACAATGGGCTGTACAACATTGGCAACTGGATAGAAGACGCGTGCCAACGTGCTGGAAGATAATGCTAAGCCCATACAGGATTGGTATGAGGCTGTTTTTTAGGCAAGCACAATAATTAGGATGGTTGCACCCGTCACGGGATATAGCCATTCAGAAAAAGAAATTAAGCAGCTCCCAAAGCCAGCATTATATCGATTTAAATCAATATCCCATTGATCTAAATATGGCACAGTTCCGCCTATAATGGCCTTGTGGTGTTGCCTAAATTTGCGCTCAAGCTGCAAATAACGGGCGTCTAGATACCAAAAAGCCATTGTTAACACCAAAAATAACCACGCGATTTTACCAGAAAAATTCATACCACACGCGCCAGCCAACGTCGTCACAGCGGCGCATAATGTCAAAAAAAATGTTTTGCACTTTTGTGAATTGTCCGCCATTCTTGCAATAATGCCCTGAACCATCAGAAGTGCCTTGAGTTCATGCTCATCAAGGATCGCCCGCCTGTCTCTTGCTTGGCACATAAATTTTTCTCCAGAGTTTACATTATCATACGTGAATCTCAAAAACGGTTCAAGCCCCTCCTCATGAGGGGCTTTTTTGTGCCCTGCCGGGCGTGACCACCGATGCCTTCGTGGTGTCGGCGGTATTTTTTTAAACCAACTGATTCTATTTGGCAACATTTAGCTTGACTATTTTGATTCTGTATGGAAACATATATTCACGACGAATGAGCCCCCCATTCGCCAGTTCTTCGACAAGTAGCGCGACGAAGCCCCCAAACCCGGCGTTGTACCCGTCGAGCCCCCGCGTAACAGGCGGCAAGGCCATGACCACGGCAAGGCGTTGGAGCATTGGTAAAAGAGCAGGGCGGAGCCCCCGGCGGATAAAGCAAACCGGGGAAGAGAAAGGAAGAGGAATTGTAAATTTTCGCATTGAACCAGCCGGAATGATAACGGTTCTGGCTGGAAACAATACGAAAAAGCCGGGAGGAGCAGCCCCGACATGCGAAGGCGTGGCGAATATCGGGCCGTAACACGTGATAAAAAACGACAATTCACCACATAGCACGAGGTCGAGTACGAAAAATCGTACTCTCAAACCATGCTTGAACGCATCTGGTAAGGGCGGGGAAGAGAGAGGAAGAAGGATTCACTTTTAGGATGAAATTAGATAGAGAGAAAAATACTTCATATCTATTAGGAGCATAGAGTTCATCGGAAAGGGAAGCTTTATAGTTTTTTAGTACAAAAAACTACAGGAAAAATCATGAGCAAACTCATTGAATCTGTCCACACTCTTGTCATTGATGGCGATATGCCTGCAAAAGCAATAGCATCCGCCATTGGAAAACCCTACTCGACTCTGCTCAGGGAGTGCAACCCCTATGGCAAAGGCGCAAAACTCAGCGCAGAGACGCTCATGGCAATCCTCAAAGCCACAGGGAACACCCAGCCTCTTGAAGTCATGGCGCGGGAACTCGGTTATAAACTTATTCCTATCAATTGATGATCCTTGCATAAAAGGGGCGGCGGATCTCCCGTCTCCCCAACCCATGCGTGGACCTGAGGCGCATGGAGATGTGCGCCCCCGGCGGGGATGGCCCC